GGTTTGGTGATCCAAAAACTTTTTGGGCTTCATTGCGCCCTTGCGGTCTTGGATGCGTTGGGCGGTCTTGCGGTTGACGTGCCTGGCTCCTCGAGATGCGTTGCATTTGGCGCAGGATGGGACGAGGTTGTCGAGGCTGTGGTCTCCGCCTCGGTCTAGTTCGATGAGGTGGTCTGCTTGGGTTGCTTTGGCTTTGCCGCACCAGTGACAGTCGGGGTCTCCGGCGAGGATGGATCGCCGGTTTCGTTGGTACTCAGGGTCCTTGTATCCGGCCATCTGTGGATTTCCTCTTTGAGTTAGAACCAATGCTATTAGTTTCAGTATTTGCTTAGTCAGTACTTACTAAACGTGCGGGAAAACCGAACGTCGGAAAACCTGACTTCGGCTGTGGATAACTTCAGGACTTGTCCACACCTTTATCCACAGGCTGGGGCTGGTCGAACACGACGGTGTGCATCGTCCATTGACCGCTTGGGTTTTGCTTGCGTATGCGCTTTACATACCCGGCGCGCTCAAGCTCTTGCAGGCCGGTGCGGACCGCATGAATACCCTCGGGCGACACGCTTGCCAGGTGGGCCGTTGAGGTGCGCCAGTGGTCAGGCTTGGAAAGCAGGTAGATCAGGATGCCTCGGGCTTTCCATGACAGTTTCTCGTCCTCGATCAGGGCGTTGTGAACGACCGAGTAGTTCAGGTGTGGGCGTGCGCTGCGAACGATCATTTGCCACTGTCCCAGATCATGCGGAGCATCCAGCCGAGGGCCAGGCCTGCGCCGAGGGTGAGCAGGATTTCGATGCGGTCGGCCCAGTAGTCCGAGATGACAACTTCGGCGATCATGCGTACCACTCGATGATCTTGGGTCCCATGATTTCGTTTCCGTCATCCATTAGGTAAGTAATGAAATTAATCTCCGGCTCCCGAAATGCGTCTTTGTGGTTGACATAGACAATCGCCCAGGCCAGGACGTAACCGGGTACGCGTCTGCCCTCGTCGGTCGTAAATCGAACGGAAATTGGACGAGAAAACGGGGTCCACGTACTTTGCATCACAGTTCTCCTTGTTCCATGCGTCGGATTGCTTCTAAGTTGCGGGCGATACGGGCCTTGAGGTTGCTGTTGTCGACCTCGAGCTGGTTGATGCGAACGATCAGGCCCTGGTTCATGGCGACGACTTCGTCGTACTGAGTGGAGCGAAATGCCAGTTGGTCGCGGAGCCGCTGGTTCTCGACTTCCAGGTCATGCACCTTGTGCTTCAACACTTCGATCTGTTGCGTCGCGATCTCCATGACGCGGGTTGTTTCGGCGAGTTGCCGGATCAGGTGTTCCATGTAATTAATCCCTTTCACTGAGTCGGTCCTTGATGGTGTTGATGTCTCGAGGTCGCCAGATGTGGACCTCTTGGCCGGCCTCGCGCAGTGCGGCGATCCAGGCGTCTTGTTGTGGGCTGGTGCGGCCGATCGCCGATTTCAGTTCCACGAAAATCGTGTGATGGCCTTTGACCAGGACAAGGTCGGGAAACCCTGCGTTGCCTTGGATCGGTGTGGCCCACCGGCCGGACGGCATCTGTGCCGGGCGAGTGTGGTGGACAAGCCAGCCGTACAGGCGGGCGAGCTCGACCACCGCGTTCTGCAGGGCTTTCTCGTTGACCTTGAAAATCTTGCCAATGTCAGCGTTCTCGGGCACCGAAATCCTCCAGGTCAACGAGAAGTCGCCAGGGTAGGACCCAGGCGTTCCAGGTGTGGTGGAAGGTGCCATAGTCGACGATAAAGCCCAGGGTGGTGTAGCCGACGAGTCGCACCTGGTTGTTGCGTGGGCTGGCCCAGGCCAGGACGTAAATGCGGTTGGGTGAGTGTTTTTGTTGGGCTGATGCTTTCACGGTCATGTCCAGGCCGGCCGACTGGAGGCGGCGGGTACGCACCTCACAGTTTCCGACGTCGTAGCCGTGTTCGTCATAGTCGGCACCTTTGCTGGCAACCCATGGCAGGCCGGACCATTTGGCGAACGCCATTTCGCCCATGACGCCGAGCATGTCGTTTTCGATGGACTGGTTGGCGGGGCCGTTGCTGGTTGCGCCTCGAGCACGGATCGCCGCCTGCCGGGCTTCGGCCTCGGTGCGCGCCAACGTCATTTCGCCAGGTGTCAGGCCGATCACCTTGGTGCGGGGTAGCGGAAGGATGGTGCCCATCAGAACGGGTCCTCCGGCGCGGCCTTCATCTCATCCAACTGCTGTTGGGCTTTCTTAAGCGTGTCGATCAGGCCGGAGGCTTCACGCTTGTTCCGCGGTGTCGGGCCGGTGTATTTGAGTGCCTGAAGCATCCGTAGTTGGGCCTGCGAGGGCCCTTCGTTGGATTGTGGGACAGCGGAGCCGACTGGGGCCCTGCGAGGCTCCTGCGCCATTTCAGGGGCTTCTCCGTCGGTTCGGCGAGCCTGCACCTCGTTCGCCGATGCAATCGAGCTTTGGATGCCGATGCCCATGTAGCCGAGAGCGCGGCCAAGGGCTGACGTGAAACCGACCATCAGTTCGCTGTTCCGGGTGTATGGCGTGACGCCGGGCAGTGGCTCCCAGGCCGAAGCGATCGATGGGATCGGGTCGTCGGCGGATCGCCAGGCGGTGACGGTGCAGACGAGGTAGAGCTTGTCTGCGACCTCGAGCAGTTCGCGGCCGGTTTCCTGCACGCGCAGGTCGGGCCACTTGTCCAAGGCCAGTTTGAGTCGCGTCGCTACGTCGACGTAGTTGTCAAGGTAGTTGTTGGTCATCATTTCACCTTCGGGCAAATGGCGTCGATGACCTGATGAAGCATCGTTTGGTAAAGCGCAACGGCTTGTTCAAGTTTGCGGACGTTGTCCATTTCATGCTGAAGCTTTCGGATTAGATCCGACTTTTCGCCGATCAGCCGATTGATTTCTGCTTCCTGATTTGGCTTTTTGATTGGCTGGGACATTTGATTTCCTTTCTGTCGTAAAGGGTTACCCGTTGTTTATCACACGGGTGCGCGCAAGTTTCCATCTTTCCGCTTCTGTTGTTCCGCCGTAGATGCCTGGGAGCATGATGTAGCGTCCGCGGACGAACGTCATGGCGTACTCGAGACAGTCGGATTGGACGGGGCAAATGGCACAGATCGCCTTAGCGGCCTTGATCTGTTTCATCATGTGCGGGCCTGGCAATGGGAAAAAGGTTTCCAGGGGTAGGTCGAGGCAGGCGGCTCGTTCCTGCCAAGTCACGCTCCGCTGTACGTCGTCCACGGCAGGAATCCGTCGCCGTTGCGATCAAGGCTGTAGTGGTAGATCGCCAAGGCCGACCGGAGATTGGTGGCCGGATCAAACAGGCTGTCACAGTCTGTGACAAGCCCGCGGTCCTGCAGCCAGCCGTTGGCGGTGTAACGGGACGGTTTGCACCAATACCGGTTGATCTGCATCAGGCCGTGATCGGGACCCGAATCGGCGGTTGGGGTGCAGCGGGACTCGCGCCACATGATGGTGAGGGCAGTGGCGAGAATGTCAGGGTCGGTCGGCCAGCCGGCCTCGAGCATGGCTGGGAGCCATTCGTAACAGACGTGGTCGACGGGTACGGCTGGGAGTGTCGTGGTGGTCGTCGGCGGCACTGTGGTCGTCGTGACGATCGTGGACGTGCTTGAGCTGATGGTGCTGGTTGGCCGGATGATGACGACGGTGTTGGGGGCCGTGTCGACTGGTTCGGCTTGGGGTTCGGGGCCGGCCGGCCAAATCCATACGGCTAGGCCACATAAGGCAAGGCCGAGGCCCATGCGTTTGATGTTCATTGTTTGCTCCTGTCTGTCGGGTCCAGGTGTGCACCTGGGTCTACCGAGTCAGTCGGGCAAGGTCAAGTCACTTCTTTTTGCCGATGATGGGTTCGACGGGTTGGCCCTGCTTAGCGGCGATGCCGTTGCCGACCGCATAGCCGATAATGGTGGTCAGGATCGGGACGCCGGTCTCGGACGTGATGGCGTCGACGCCCATGAGGATCGTGATGCAGATCATGCCGACCAGGGCGATCAGGGCTTTCGAGGGGTTGGCGATGTTCACTATGGCTCCGACGGTCAGGTCAATTCGTTCAGGATTGCGGTGAACGTGGCGTCCACCATGTCGGGCCTGTCTGCCATGGTAGGGCTGATCTCAATGTGAGTCCATGAGCCACCGCGGCCGATCTTGTTGGAGTCGTAGACCGTCCAGCCGGACAGGAGCCCGCCGCGGTCGCGGTCGCATCGGTACGCGGCTCCGAACCCTTTGGTCGGTATCCATGTGCCGCTGTAATCGTGGATCGCTTCAACCTCAAGCCGGTCTCGGTGCTGGTAGGCGAAGTCGATCGCGTTGCGGAGTTGATCGCGGTTGCCACCAAGGTCGCAGGCACGGCCGGTGGCGTGCACTGACCAGCCGGTGCCAGGCCCGTTGACCTTGCGGTTGGCGTAGATGCCAAGGTTGCGGACGCCGTACAGAAACACCATCCAGTCGACAAATCGGCGGGTGCCTGCTCGAGCACCGCTGGCGCGGTCACGGTTACCGGTGTAGGGCCTCACGATGGCGGTGTGGGCCACACTGGGTTGAACGGGTCGACCGTGTTGGCCGGAAGGTCACGGAGCTGTTGGCGGTAGGCCTTCCAGGCGGCGGTCGGTGTGGGCGAGTCGCCGAGCACCGTCCAGTCGGAAGCGGCAAGAAGGTTATTTCGATGGTTTCGGAGATCGCGCCAGGCGATTTTTGTTTGGCGTTCGGTTTCGGCGGCGATTTCCTCGGCGGTGAGCTCTCGCTCGGTTGTTTCGCCTGTGGTCGCGTCAATGATCAGTTCTTTCATCACTTCACTCCGTAAATCTGGGCGGTTCCCTGAAGGCTTCCTGAGACTGATGCTCGCTGAAACGTCAGGCTGGTTACTGCCGTGTTGGATGCGTAACAACCCTTGAACAGCCAGTTGCGAATCGTGTATTGGGTGGAGTAATACTGCCATTCCATCAGTTTCGTCATGGTGGTCGACGAATACTTGTAGATCCAGCAGATGCTCGAGGACAACGGTTCGTTGGTTGCTCCCTGATAAAGGCGAACTAGACCATTGTCGTTGGTGTATGTGGTTGAGTTGTTGTACCAGCCTGTGGCATAAATGTCTGCTGATGCGCCCGTGCCGTTCGGGTATAACTGGCAACCTCCACCTGAAACTACAGTTTGCGACGGGTCGTCGATGTAGATCAAAAGGTGTTCGTATGCCTGCGAAATGTTGGAGACGGTGACGGTGGTTTGGCCGTTGAGGCTGGCCGTACTGAGCAGGGTTAATGCTCCCGCGTTGATCGCGGCATAACTAACGCCTCCCGATCCGTTGGCTGTGAGAACTGTTCCGTTCGCCGCTGATGTCGGGTTGAAAACATTGACGGTGTCGCCGATGTTGTTCATGTTGGCGGCAGTAAGCACCTCACCGTCAGTGAAGTTGTTTTTGAGGGGCCAGGTAATAGCCATGGTTGTCTCCTAAAGGGTGTTGGTGCCCAAGATACCGAATTGGGCTGAGCCGAGGATGAAAGCGGTTGATAGCGGGTAGGCGGTGCTGAATCGGGTGATCCAGCGTTCTGGTGTGATGTCGTGTTCGATGCCGTTTACGGTGACGCGCAGGTCGAAGCCGGTGCCGGCCGCCATTTCACGTCGGACGATGATCGGGTCGCCGATGTCGAGCCCAAGGCCGGGGGTGACGCGGGTGCTGTTGCTGGACAGGTCCAGGCTGATGGAGTCAACGCGCAGCCGGGGCTCTTTCCGGTAGTTGAGCACGCTGGTTGCTCGAGCCAATGCAATCGCGTTGGTTTCCATCATCAGGCCGGTACGACTGTAGGACCGCAGGAAATAGTCGGCGATACTAGTGGCGTCCGAGACTGTTTGGGGTGAGCCGCCAAGCCGTTCAAACGTGACGCTGTTAGCAAGTTCAGTTTCGTCCAGGTTGATGTCCAGGTCTTGGTAGGCGACATCGGTGCCGTCGTCGTCAAAGGTAACGGCGGTGCCGGTAGCCCGCTGGGACAGGGTGTTGCGGGATAGGTAGGTGATGTAGCCGTCGCCGTCAATAAACAGGGCCCCAAGGTCGGACGCTTCAATGTTTTGGAGGGCCGACAGGCTAGTGCGCATGCCACCGGGATCGTTCTGCAATTCGGTGTCGCCTGTATCGATCGCGCGGAGGCCGGGCGACCAGTTGATTTGGTCAAGGATCAGGCCGATGCGTTCACCAGGCAGGTCTTTGTTCGCTGCGCCGGTCACTGTGTCGATCTCGGCCAGTTGGAGAATGCGGAACGCGTCGACGCATTGGATGGTGACGATGGCGTAGTCGGCGGCCTGATCTGCCCAGTTCCAGTCCCATGAGCTGATGAAGCCGGTGAACAGGTTGTAGGTGGTGCCCGAGTAGGTGGTGTGGATTTTCACTTGACGCATCGGGAGGATGTCGCCGAAGTAGGGGCTTGCCATGTTGTCGGGGTTCCAGTCGCCGGTCCGGTCCAAGAATTGGATGATGGCTTGGCCGGGTTGGTATTGCTCGAACATTCGGTCGCGGCCGCGTCGGATCGCGATGCGTTGCACTTGGTTGGTGATGTTGGCGACCTGTATGACGCTGGTGCCGAGAACGTTTTCGCCGAGGATGCCGTCTTCGGGGTCGCCGAGGACGAGTACGTCGCCCCAGCCGGCTCCGACGCCTAGCCGTATCTCAACGGTCGGTGTTGCGGGCAGGGCCATTACGGGTTGAACACCAGTTGGTTGCCGTTGCGCTGGGAATCGACCAGGCCTTTGCGGACGGACTCGACGAGGTCGCGTTCGGTGACGACGGAACCGGCCACATTGACGGTGACACCACCAACTGCCATTCGGTTGCCGCGACCCAGGCTGATTGGGGCTTCGCCGATCGGTCGACCGCCGGAACCGATTTCGCCGATACCGCCCACACCTGGGGCAAGCACCGGCATGAACGGTATTTCGCGTGCTCGAGCCAAATAGGCCAGCATCGCCTCAATTTGCTGAATGTTGGCCTGGTCGAGGTTGGCAATAAATTCAGTTTTTTGATCCTCGGGTATTCCGTCAATTGACGTAATGTATTCGCCGACTTTTAGGCGCGCGTTATCAAGGGCGGCCTCGGAGTCACGAAGTGCTTCGGGCGTGGCCTCCGTGAAAGCTGTGATTGCAGCTTCTTTAACTTTGTCAATGTCATCTTGAAGGTTGCGCCATGCTTGGCGTTCGTCGACATTGCCTTTAAGCTCCGCCAACGCGTCGTCAACATTGATGAATTCCTCGGTTAAATCCTCGGCGGCTCTTTGTGCGTCAATCATGGCGCGATAACCACCTTCCCAGGCTTTGATCAAATCTTGATCAACTGTTTCGGCCATTTCCTCGGTTTCATCGTTGCCAATACCTATCCAATTAGCCAATTTTTCAGCAAGACTCCATCCGATCCGCATTTGCGAGTTGCTTTTGCTGATTTGTTCGGCATAAGAGGAATTGGCATCTGCTCCATCAAATGTCAAATCGACTAAAGGCCCGATTGCATCAAGAAACGGGATTGCGGCCTCGGTCGCATCGGTCAATGCAGGAATTAATTTTTCGCCAATGTTGACTGACAGTTCCGCCAATGCGTCGCCAAGGCGGTCTTGCGCCTCACGCAAATCTTTGGCTTTTTGAATCTCCTCTTCGTCAATAATTTCAAAATCGCCGACGTCCTCTAGCGATCTCTTAATGTCGCTAGAACTGCTGTTGATAATTTCTGCTGCGCTCATCCAGCCTTTGCCGAAAAGTTCTGCCTGCAATTTGGCTCGAGCCGCGGGGTCCTCAAGTGAATTGAGTTTGTCTATGACACGGAAAAACGTTTCCTCAATGTCCGTTGTTCCGTCGGGCCCAAACGCAATTTCAACGCCCAATTCCTGAAATGCTGGAATTTGATCGGTTGCGCCTTTGCCCAGTTTGTCAAAAATCTTAACCATGGCATCGGACTCAATGCCGAGGTCACTGGTGTAGGCGTTCCATCGGCTTGATTGGTCGAGCGTCAAGTTTGTTTTGTCGCGAAAATTGTCGACTGATAACGCTAGGTCTTGAAAGTCGCCAATTGCTTTTGCGGCGAAACCTGCGATTGCCCCGCCAGCGACCATTGCGAGGTTGCCTGCGTTTGCTTTGATGCTGTCGAAAGCGACGCCTGCGCCTGCTTTAAGTTTGCCGAGGCCGCCTTCGGCTTCGCCGACTTTAGTGCGGAATGTGTCGAATGCGCCTTGGGCCGACTTCAGGCCAGTGTCCACGAATTCGGTGACTATCGGGATGTTGATTGCCATTTCAGCCGCTCTTGTAGGTGTTGGATAGGTCGCGGTTCATAATCTGTTCGACGCGTTCGATCACGGGCTTCATGTTGCGCTGGATTTCGTCTAATTGGCCTTCGGCGGTGCGCCACATGAACCGGGACGGCGGGCCGAGGCGACTGTTGAGGGCCGAGGCGAAGTTCGGTCGGCGTCGGGCTTGTGGTGCTCGAGACGCCTGGCCTCCGGCACGGCCGGCCATGTCAACGATAGCGGTGGGTGCGTCTTTGGTGGTGACGCGGACGACGTTGGTGACGGTGCGGCCGGGCCGGTCGACGTACTTGCGTGGCTTGCGCGTGTCGAGCTTGACGGCGACCTTTTTGCGGTTACCCCAGCCGGTGCGGCCGTTGTGATCCATGCCGGATAACGGGGCCCCGCCGGGCACCTCGGAGTTGATCGCGTCAGCCAACGGCTGCACAACGGCGCGTATGTCCTTGCGGATTTCCTTGGACAGTTCTTTGTCCAGTTTGTTGAGGTCTCGGAGCGTTTCCTTGAGGCCGACTACTTGGGCTTTCATGGTGCTCCTTTCTGATCCTCTTCGACTAATTGTCGCACCATGTCCTCCACAATTGAATGAGGGCTGTCCAGCAGTTCTCGAGGCGAGATGCCGGTGCGGAGCGCAAGAGTGGCTATGAGTCGGGTTGCTTGTCCTTGGTTTTGACTTTTGGGATGAAGTCCACGTCGCCAAGTTGATCAATGAAGCCAGGCCACGCCTTGCACGGCACCTTGGCCTTAAGGCAGGCCTGATAGGCGAGATAGGCAATCTGCTTGAACTTGACTTCGCGGACCATGGCTTCCATGGCCTGGCCTGGGTGGTGGTCCTCCCAGGCGCAGGCCACGGCGTAGGTGACGGGTACTTCGTGCTCGTTGTCGTTGTCGAGCGTGATTTTGAGGTTCCAGCCAATCATCTGTCGGGCTCCTAACTGGTTGGGTTACGGGTTGACGATGTCGCGGGCCCAGGTGCCGCCAACGAAATTGACGTTCACCATCGACAGTTCGCCGACCGTGCCAACGATCGGTGTGAACGTCGACAGGTGGGCCCCGGTGATCGTGTATTCGGGGTTGCTGGCCGATTCGGTAGTGCCGTTGGGCGAGATCGTGAGGGTGACGGTGTCGTCGCCGCACACGTCGAACAGGGTGGCCTCCACCTCGCTCGAGCCGTAACTGTTGAACATTTCCAGGGTCACGTCGACCGACTGGAGGCCCTTGGTGTAGGCGCGGCCGGTTGCGCCCATGGCGGTCACCTCGAGTTGGTCGAAGCCGACCGTGAGGGTGACCGAGCGAACCTGGTCGGACAGGTCGACGGCTCCGATTGCGACGGAAGCGTTGGTGAGAACGACGGTTGATGTGGGCATTGGTTTCTCCTAGGTGGTGTGTGCGCCGTAGCGCGAGGTCAGGTCGTAGGCCGGCAACTCTTGCGAGCCGATCTGTGCCAACGAAGGTACGGCCGAAACGATTGCGAGTTTCTGCCGTTGAATGAGGGTGTCGACTGTCGTGAATAGCCAATCGATGGAGTCTTGGTTGCCTGGCGGTGCGCCAAGCACACGGAGAGTCCAGGTCATGTCCAGCACCTTGAACGTCACGGCTGTGATCGTTGGGAGCTCAACGAAAATGGTGAGTGGGCGGGCGTTCCGCGGGTCGGTGACCGCGACGAAACCGGCTGCAGTGATTTCGGCGACGAGCGCGGTGCGTACGTCGTTGATCGGGCCGATGGCGGTCATCAGGCCACCTGGCTACGGTTGACACCCAACAGTTTGTGGATGTCGCCCATGCTCATGGCCGGCTGGGTGGTGTCCATCACGTCGAACGACTGGAAGCCGTCAATTGATCCTCGACGCCGGTACATGGATGCGGCGAAAAGGGTGGTGCCGAGGGTGACATCTCCGCCGGGGCTGGTGGTAAGGCTGTCGCGGTAGCCAGCCTCTTGCCGTTTCCGGTACGCCCATGCGTTGGCCGCGTTGACGCAGGTGGTGATGAACGCGGTGTCGTTTGCGGTGGCGGTGGCGATGCCCAAGAATTCGGTGACGTTGCTGGAGGTGATCCAGGTGCACGTCGGCGTCCAGGTAAGGGTGCCGAACGGGCTGACTGCGTAGCGTTCTACGTCGTCGCCCGCGTCAATCACCATCAACTGGTTCGGGATCAACTGGTCCCAGTCGTAGTGGAAGTCGCCTTCGTCGTCGACTTCGATCAGGAGGGCCGTGGGAACGGCCACAACGGTGTATGTGCCGTCGAAGCCGTTCCCTACGCCAGCGACCGTCACGGATTGCCCGACAGTGACATCCGTGGCGGTGAGGGTCTGAATTACGGCAACGCCTTCCA